TCATGCCGCAATGCCCAGTTCCCGCAGGCACTCCCTAAATACGATCTCGCTTGACTTGTACCCCAATATCTTCCGTGGATAATTATTTATCCAGTTTTCGGCCTGCGCGATCTGCGCGTTCGTCACCGCCGCAAAGTTCGTACCCTTGGGAAACCGCCGCCGAATCATGCCGTTGGTGTTCTCGTTGGTGCCCCGCTCCCAAGAGGAATACGGGTGGCAGAAATACACTTTAGTCCGTGGCAGGCGCTTGTTGACACAAGAGCGTTCCAGCCCCTCCGCCGCCGCAAACTCGGTGCCGTTGTCAAAGGTAATGCTTTTGAAGATCGCCCTAAACCGCCGGGCACCAAGTTTCCTTTCCAATGCGTCCAGCGCCTTGACCACCGTTTCAGCCTTACGGTTCGGGATTGCTATAATGATTTCTTTGCGGGTCTTGCGTTCGGTCAGGGTCAGCAGGGCGCGGGTGGTCTTGCGCTTACCCTTGCCGCTGTACACAGTGTCGCCCTCCCAATGGCCGAACTCCTCCCGCTCGTCGATCTCCTCCGGGCGCTGTTCAATGCTTTCGCCCGCCGGGGCGCGGCTGGCGCTTTTGTTCTTCTTCACTTTCTTATATTTGTGTTTCTTCTTTCCGTGCCGTGGCAGCTCCTCTTGCGTCAGGTTCAAAAACAAACCCTTGGCAATGTACTTGTAGATCGTCGGCACCGACAAACTGGTTTTGAACTTCTTTCCCTCGATCATGGCAAACCCCAGCACCGCCGCCGGGCTGCAATCCTTGTCTAAAATCGTGGTTTCAATATAGTTTGCCAGCTCATGGTCTTTGCCTATTTTCAAGTCCGGCCCTTTCTCCCGCAGGTGGGCTTGGTATTTCTGCTCGGCAATATCCGGGCTGTACGCGGTTTTGACCTCCCATGTTCCGCCGTCCAACCTGTCATACGCGCCACGCTTCAACTCCCGGTAAATAGTCGAAACATGAACGCGCAGCTTGTCCGCCACCTCTCGCGGCTTCATCCCCATTTTCAACCACTTTTCTATGCGCAAGCGGTCTGTCATGGTCAGGTGCTTATAGGTTCGCACTGTGTTTCCTCCTCTCCAATATCTGCGCTGCCAGTGTCGGCTTCTGCCGTTCTGTGCAGCTTTAGCACACAATACCATTCAAAAATAGCGGTCTGCGGCACTTTTGTCAACCTCTCCGCATAACAGAAAAGGCCCCGGCCACCGTTCAAAATGAACAGCAGTCGGGGCCATATCTTAGTATTTAGTTCTGCGGGGTCTGCTCGGTGTCAGAAAAAATTTTCCCGATCTCCCCAATGGCGTTTTTCTCGGCAAGGTCAAGTTCTTTCACCGCCGCCTCAATAAAGGCGTTGATCTCCGGGGTAACAGTAATGCCGTTTGCCTCCAACAGCTCCACGACAAAGCGTTTCTTGGTCGCCTTGTCAATGGTGCCCGCCTCGGCCTGCTTCTCGGCGGCCGCCACGAACTTCTTCACGATGGAGTACAGGCGCTTTTCTTTCAGCCAAGGCAGGCCGGTGTCTTTCAGCCACGGGATAACCAGCGCGGTAAAGGACGCGCCCAGCACCGCAAACACGATTTCCAGCAGATTGTTCACAACGATGGTTACAACTTCATTCATGGTCTTTTCCTCCTATATATAGTCGGTCAGTTGGGCAGTTTCAAAATCTGCCCGGCGTGGATGGTGTCATTCTTCAACCCGTTCAGGGTCTTGATCTCTTTGTATCTGCTGCCGTTGCCAAGCTGCTGCGCGGCAATGCGCCACAGGCTGTCGCCTGCTTTCACGGTGTAGGTCTTGGCCGCCGTTGTGCCGGTGCCTGCCTTGCCGGTAATGGCCGCAGCGTCCACCCAGCCATACACGGTGCTGGTGCCGTCCGTGTGTACAAGGTGGTACGGGTGTTTGCCCGCCGGGGCAACTGCCGTCACCTTGGCTGGGCCGGGCTTCACGGTGGTGCCGCTGGCGGCCTGCGCGTTGGCGTAGTGCTTGCCGCCCGCAAACTGCACAATGTCGCCCGCCTTGTAGGTCAGCGCAGTGCTGCCCGTGGTGGTGCCGGTGTTCGTGCCCGTGCCGCCGCCGGTCTGCCCGCCGGGGGTGGCTGCACCAAGGCGGGCTTTGAACGCGGCCCACTTGGCGGCGCTGCCGGTGTCCTCGTTCCAGCCGATGATGCCGGGGCACGGCTTGCCGTTCACATCGTAGTGGCGGATAACATGGGCGGCGTCGATACCGTACTCTGCCATCAGGTACTTCACCAGTTCCACAAGGTTGTTCACAACCTTGCCGGTAAAGCTCCAATGGCTGTCGTTGGCAACGGTCATTTTGCCGGTGTCATTGGTAGAGCAAACCTCAATGCCAATGGTGTTGCGGTTCGTGGCCTTGCCGTAGTAGGCACCGCCCTTGGTGTTGTACTTCCCGCCGCCGCAGTGCCAAGTGTAGCGGTTGCGAATATCCCCGTTGTACTGCACCGCGCCGCCATCGTCCACGACAAAATCCGCCGAAACCCACTTAGAGGTGCTGCCAAAGTAAGAGGCCGTGCCCGCCGCGCTGCCTGCCTTAGAGGTCACACCGGCGGTGTAATGCACAACGATGTACTGGATTGCGCGGCCTGCTGCCGCCGTGGTGTTGTGGGTGCTGGTTTTCTTGGTAATGCTGATATTCATACTCGCTTTGTCCTCCTGTTCTGCCTTGCCGTCGTACACGGTCAGGCCGTATTTCTCGATCAACCCGATCAGCTTCTCCGGGTAGCCGGGGTCGGTGGCATAGCCCGCCGCCTTGATCGCCTTGCAGGCCGCCTTGTAGTCACGCTCACCAACCACCGCCGCGTATCGCTTGTTCGCCAGCAAAAACGCGCTATGGTCGGCCACGCTGGCCGCCCAACTGTCATAGGCACGGAACAGCGCGGTAATGGTGGTGTAGGTCACGCCGTCGTAACACTCCTTGGTGTCCTTGCTGTACGCTTTCCCGCTCCACCGCGCGTCGGCCTTAATGCCAAACAGGGCGTTGGCCTTGGTGGCAAGCTCCGATGCACCCCAGCCGCTTTCCAAGATCGCCTGCGCAATGGTCAGGCTGGCAAGGATTCCGCTTTTCTGCATATCGGCCTGCGCCAGCGGCCCCACCATTGCGAGAAATTTTCTTTGTTCCATACGGTTTTCCTCCAAAAAAGAGGGAGGGCCGCGCCCGCAGCCCTCCGTGGTTTTCTGTTTTCGCATTATGCGCCGGGCATATCGCCGGGCGGCACCTGCACCGCCTCGGCCTTTGCCTCCTGCTTGTCCTCCTGTTCCCACTTCCGTTCCCGGTTGCGGTCTTTGGTGGTCTTAATCCAGCCCATAATGCCGCACTCGCCGCCAAGGGTGGCGTAAACGCAGGTAATCAGGGTGTCCGGCACCGCGCCGTACACCTTGAACAACTGAATCATAACGATGGTGAACACCAGCAAAGAAACGCCGACGATCACCAAGATCAAATCCATAACCTTGATGTTCCGGCGTTCCTTTTTCTCTGCGGTGTTTTCAACACTTTCAACGCTATTCTTCACATTGCCGCGCCCCCCTCACATACCGATCTGCTTAAACAGGTAGCCAAGCACAACACCCGCAATCGCCGTGGCAATGTAGCCCATGACCTTGCGCCACTTCTCGCCGTCGCGGCCCTCCAACACTTCCAGCCGTTTTCCCTGCTTTTCCTGCTCTTTCAGCATACTTTGCATACTCACGGCCAGCTTTTCCACGCTGGTTGCCAATGCGCCGATCTGCCGCACACTGTCCTCCAAGATACCAATGCGGGTGTCCTGCCGCTTGTTCTCCTCCTCCAAGCGGCGGCGGAACTCCTCATGCTCCGCCCGTGTGATAGGGTTCTCCATTGTCCTCTCCTCCTTGCTCCGCCCAGTCCGGCCACTCGTCGCCGCCTATGGCGTCGCGGTATGCCTTGTCGGCCTGCGCAATCTCGTCACGCCCGGTCACGGTGTCACCCAGCTCTGCAAGCCGGGTCGCCATGATCTTGATAACCCGCGCCTGCATTTCCGTCACCGTTTCCAGTTCCGCTATGATCTGCAAATGGCTCATGCTGTGCCTCCTCTCGCAGTTGTTTTTGTTCGGCCTTTTCCAGTTCCGCCCGGTAAATCTCGTTCAGCCGCCACCGCAGGCTTGCGCTCTCCGTGTGCTTTAGTAACCCCCTAATGCTGGCAACACGCCGGTCAAAGTCCTGCCGGGTCATATCGCCAGCAGCATACAAAGCACTGATCTTGCGCACCTCCCGCTTTATGCGGCGCACGGTACTTTTCCGCAGCTTCATGTGGGTGGGCCATATCCGCACACCAACAAATTCAACGCCTTGGCGCACCGGGCGTATGCTGGCCTTGCTGTTCAAATCAAGCGCCAGTTCCTCCCGCAAGAATGTTTCCACCGCCGCTTTCCAGCGGTGCAAGGTTTCCTTGTCCGGACCCAAGATGATTACATCGTCCATGTAGCGGATATAGTAATGAATTTTCAGCTTGTGTTTGCAATACTGGTCAAGCTCGTTTAAGTAGATGTTCGCAAATAGCTGGCTCGTTAGGTTGCCTATCGGCATACCCACTTCGTACAGCTATTCTTCCGGCGGCGTGTCCTGCGGTGTCCGCCAGCGCGGCAGGCCAAACGGCTCTGCTCTGCTGTTCACCACGCCCCGTATAAACGCCATCATGGCGGGGTCTTTCACCCGCCGCTCCAAGATCGCCAGCAGCTTTTCGTGGTTCACCCGGTAAAAATACTTGCTTATGTCCAGTTTCAGGCAGTACCAGCCCGGCCCCGGCTTGCGCTGCACTTGGCACATCCAGTATTGCAGGCGCTTGGCGGCCTTGTGGCTGCCCTTGTCTTTTCGGCAAGCGTAGGAATCCTCAATAAAAAGCCTGTCATAGATCGGATTCAAATACAGGTACAGGCTCCATTGCACAATTCTGTCCGGGTAGTCCAGCGCCATCACCAGCCGCTTCTTGGGCACATACACCCATAGCTTGCGGTACGGCCCCAGCACATAGCTGCCGTTCATCATACCTTGCTGTATGACGAACAAATTATCTTCAAGCCGCGCGGTAAAATTCAAAACCTCGGCGCGGTATCGCTTGCCCTTGCGGGCGTTCCTGTCGGCCTCAATCAGCCAACCAAAATTGCACACCACCGGCCAAGCGTTTTGAATCACCGTCATTTCTTGCTGACAGTGTTTCATCCAACGATCTCTCCAAGCCGTGTGTGGCGTTTCCGCCTCCACGGCAATACAAATTTTTTCCCGCCCTGTCTAAGCGGGAACGGAAACAGGCCCCTTTTAGTCTGCACTCCCTGCTGTACCCCGTAGGCCACAGCCCCCTTGCGGCGCAGAACCACCGCCCTAAATTGGCAATTCACAGACGAAAAGCGGAACGGCCCCCGATGTTGCCGTTGGCATTGGAGCGCGGGTTGTTCAGGTTGGAATTGAACACCCCAGCGTTGCCGCCGTTGTTCCAGTTGCCACCGCGAATCAGGCACCGTAAACGGCCCGTTCCCAAAGAAAAACGGCTACTTTTTCACGCTGGCAATATACTTGCCCAGCAGGCAGCCGATTTCTGTATTGTACCTTGCCCATGTTTCATACTGGTGCATGGACAGCGGCGGGGCAAACTTCGCACCGCAAAGGTCTTTGTCTGCCGCCATTCTCACCAAATTGCGCAGCCATTCCAGTTCCACATCAAGCTCCTGCGCGGTAGTCTTGCGGTAATATTTCTTTTCCAGTTCAACGGCCAAATGGTACATTTTCAGCATGGAAACCCGCATATCGTCCGCAAGGTCACGATCTTTCCGGCTAAAATTCTTGGTCAGCGGCCTGCCGTACTTCATCATTTCCCCGATTTTCTCTTTCAGGCGGAACGGTTCACAGCTGCCCGGCGCGGGCATTTCGCTCTGCATGGCTTGTTCACCTCCTCCAAAATTTCCCCCAAACCCACCCGGCGCATTGCGCCCGCCAAAAAGCCCTAAAAAATTTGCCCGCGCACAGCGCGGGGTGTTGTTCCCGTTGCCGTGCGTGGGCTTGGTGTATTGTCCGCCGCGCATTAGGCGCGTCGGCGCTAAAGCGCCGACACTATTTTCTTTCCTATGCCGCAGGCGGCGGTTTACCGCCGCGCTATCGCTTGGCGGTCAGTGTTTCAGGGCGCAGTGTACAGTTATTCGTAAAAAGCGGAACGGCCCCCGACGTTGCCGTCGGCATAGGAGCGCGGGTTGTCCAGGCCGGAATAGAACACCCCAGCGCTGCCGCCGCGGCTCCAGCGGCCACCGCGAACCAGGCACCGCTCGGCCTCGGCGTTGTTGATGTAGAAATAGTCACCGCCGTAGGTGGCGTCAATGCCGTCACCCGTCAGCGCCGCGTCGGGCAGCATGGCAAGTGCCTGAAGCAGCAGCTTGGCCGCAGCGCCAATGCTGCTGTCACAGGTAACATCCTTGAAACTGCAACCGTTCGCGCCGGCGGTGTGGGCAATGGTGGTGCTGTAAGTCCACTTGCCGCTGATATAGTCCAGCTTCACGGTGCCCTGCGTGGTGCCGTTGCCGTCCGGGGCTACCAGTTCGCCGGTGGCGGCGGAAATGGCTTTCCATGCGGCGCTGCTGGCGCTCATGTCGCAGGTGGGCGCGGCGGCGTTGTTGTCAGCGATCACCTGTACCTCGCCTTTCACAAGGCGCAGTCCGGCGCACCACTCCCACACATTGCCGTTCATATCCCAAATACCCTCCAAGGTGCCGTCATGGCTCCAAGTGATCGGGCCGGTTCCGGTGGCAACGCGCCCGGTCTTGTCGCCGTCCTTGCTGGTGGGGATAGCGCGGTACAGGCTTTCGCGGATGTCCTTGCCGTAGTTGTTGTTGCCGTAGGGTTCCTTGCCTGCCTTGTGGCACCACAGGGCAATGGCCGCCCACTCCGCGCAGGTGATCTCATGGAACTTGCCGCCCTTGGCGCGGTTGTAGCTCACAAAGGTGTCAAGGCTCGCCGTGTTGGCCGGGTTCTCGCCGGGCAGGCTGTACGCTCTGCCGTTGTAATGGCTGGTCTGATACTTACCCACCCAAAAGCCGTCGATCTCCACGCCGTTCACGCGGAACGCGGGGTGTACGCTGGTGTCGGTGGTGGAAAGCACATCACACAGGCGGAATTTCGGGATAAACACCATAATGCTCGGCATTTCCTTGTCGTCGTACTTCATGGCGTTGTTGGGGCAAACGCTTTTCAGGGCCAGTTCGGCCATATCAAAATTAGCCATAGAATTGTCCTCCTCTGTCAGTGAATCATAATGCCGTCAATGGCAAACAGGTACAGGGTCACATCGTCGGTGTCCAGCGGCTCCGGGGTGCGGGTCACGGTTTCGCGGCTCATGCCCTCGGCGTTCTCGCCGCCCTCGGCCTGCGCGTCGGTATCCTCCGCCGGGGTCACGGTTTCGGTGTACTTTCGCGCGGGGATTTCCACCTGCGCCGCGTAGTACAGGCCGCGCCCGGTGGTCAAATAACCCTCGCTGTCCACCATAATGTCGCGGGTCACAGCGTCGTCCTGCTGGTAGCGGGCAAGGTCAAGGGTCAGCGCACCGTCCGCAAAGTCCAGCTTCGTGCCGTTCAGGTTGTAGTCGATCTTCTTACCCTCGTTTTTCTCGATGATCTTCATGCTCTTATCCTCCTTTACTCGGTGGGTGCCGGGTCGGTCATGCCGCCCGCCACTCTGATCTGCACTTTCACGGTGGTGGCGCTGCCGTCATGCACCAGCTTAAAGCCGTTGCGGGCGCGGTCAGTCACCCGGATATTGCCCAGCCTGCCGCCACTGTACGCCAGCACCGTTACCTCCACGCTGTAATTGGTGGTTTCACGCAGCTGCGCAAGGGCAATGGTTGTCGGCGTGTTGTTAAACGGCCACTTGCTGCCGGTCTGCGCCAGCGTGGCGGTGTGCAGCTCGTCGGCGTAGTTGTAGCCGTCCTGCACCTGCTTAAACTGCATGATCGCCCCGGCAAGGGTCATGTCGGAAATGCCCAGCTCCATGTTGTTAAAATGCTGCTGGTCAAGCAAGGTGCCCTGCTGGATAACCTCGCCGCTTTGGTCAGTTACATGGTCTTTCCAATAACTGCGGTCATAAGCCATAGGTTCGTCCTCCTCTCTTTTACTCCTCGGTTTCGATCAGCGGGAATGTAAAGCGCAGCAGCGCCACATTCAGGCTGGTGCGTTTCAGGGTGATACTCTGCTGCCCGGCCAGTGCGCCGTTGATGTCGTACACCCTAACGCCCGTGATCGTGTCGGCCTGCCCAAAGTTCGGTACATTCACAAACACGACCACATTCGTTCCGATGATCTCCTTGCTGTTCACGGTGCCGGTCTGCCACGCCCCGCCGTTCAACTGGTACTGGAATCTGTCAACGCTGCGCAGCAATTCTTCCCGCCGATCATGCAGGAATTTGTCGGTAAAAAACGCCATACTCGGTTATCCTCCTTTCCCGGTTGTTTATGGCATCGTACCGCAGCGGTCTTGCCCGCTGGCGGACGGTACGGCTGTAAATGCTTCGGCGGCCTCCACGCCGCCCTCGCTCCCGTGCAGCTCTGCGCGGATAGAATAGCCCGCCGTTCCTTGGTACATAAACAGCGGGTTTTGCTTTCCGTACTGGCCGTTGGCCTTTTCAGTTTCCATGCTGTGCCTCCTCCGGCAATGTGCCTGCAAATTCAGGGCTTGCGGTGTACCCGGCTGCAACGCCGCCGCTTCGCAGCGCCCCGCAGACCGAATAACCCACCGTCGCCGGAACGGGCAGTGTGCCGGTAAACTCCGGGCTTACGGCAAATGCCCCCGGCTGGCCGCCGGTCAGCAGCGCGTGGCGCTCTGTGTGGCCCAAGGTAGCGGGTGTCCACCACACGCCGCAGTAGATTGTGCCGCACACCGGCACGGTGTACGCCCACTTGTCCACCCTGCACCCCGTCGCCAGCGTGTGCCGCACCATGTAGCTTAGGCTTTCAAGGTGGGCGCTCCACCGTTTCGCGGTAATAAGGCGGCGTTCCATTTCCGCCGGGCTGTAAATAATGGCCGGGTGTTCCTCCGTCGTGTCCGTCACATTGATAAACAGGCGGAAAGTGCCCGGCTGCCCGCCGTACTCAAACCATTCTTCCAGCATAGTGCCGGGGTAAATGGCGTCGGCTTGCAGCTTCACCGCGCCCACGGTGCCCATCATGCGGCGTACCGTCAGGGCCGTCTTGATAATGCGGCGCTTCTGGTCTACGCTGTACCCGGTGTCGTACCAGTCCACTTTCCAGTTGATCGCCAGCGCGTCAAGCACGGGTTCGGTGGCGGTGTCAAGGCTTGTGTAAATTTGGCTGTCGTCGATATAGCGCAGCGTTCTTTCGTGCAGCACCCCCACCGCCTCGCTAAGCGCCCGCACCCAGTCCTGCCCGGCAACCACGCGGGGCACAGCATCCACAAGGCGGGCGTCCCGCAGGTCTTTAATCATCTTCCAGCCCTCCGTATGTCACGGTCTGCCCGGTGCATTTCGGCAGTTGCGTTTTGCCTACCACAATATCCGCCGGGGCGGTCAGCTTCACACGCTTGGCTCCTGCCTCGCGGATTTTGGCAATCAGCTCTGTGGGGTTAATATCCCGCCCAAGGTGCCGCTGCCAGCTTTGGTAGCTCTGTACCGCCGCCGTCACCTTTTCCTGTATAGTTCCGGCGCTGCGCTGGTCGCCGTCGCCAATCCAGTAGGTAAACGCTATGTTGTAGGGCACCTCCTCCGGCTCCACGCACACCACCTTGTCGCACAGCGGGCGCAGGTTCTCGCCGCTGATATACTCGGCCAGTTCCTCCCGCTCCGTGGCGTTCGGCAGCCGCCCGCCCGCCATCACAAAGTAAATGGCGATCACGCACGGCTCCGGGCTGGTGATCTGCACATCCGTCACATCACTGCGCCAATTCCGCACATGGTATTCGTAGGCGTCGCGCGGCCCGGCGCAGCTAAACCGGCTCGGTGCCAAGTAGGCCCGCTCGGTCAGGCTGTCGTCGTCCTCCACATCAAGGCCGCCGGTGCTTTCGTCTACATTGCTCACACTGGCTATGTACGGGATAGGGTCAACAAGGATGTTGATTTCCCCGGCCAGTATGCCGCTGCTCTCCGCTCCGGCCTCCTCCGCCTGCACGATGGTGTCCACATAGGTTGCGCCGGGTGGTATCTCCGCATAGTCCAGCGTATTAAAATACCGCCCGCCCTGCGTTTTCACCCGTGTACCGGCGGGCACCGCCACGGTGTCGGCCCGTGCCTCTGCCAGCATAAAGCGTTCCTTGGCCGTGGCCTTTTTGCTTGCCTGCCGCGTCAGGCCCAGCAGCGCCACCAGCGCGTCCAGTGCCTCGCCGGTGCTGGTTTTCAAAAGCTCTGCTTGCCCCTTGGCGTCGGCGTACTGCATGGTCTGATACTCGATCAGGGCAAACGCTTTCAGCAGCAGGGTTTTGGCGTCGGCCTCCCCAAGCACCAGCTCCTTGCCGGTCTGTTCCCGGTAAATCCGGGCATACTCGGCCTTTAACTGTTCCTCGGTTTCCTGCAAGGTCATGTTTTCAATAAAGCTGATCTCCGGCACATTCGCCAGTTCACTGATATTAGACAAGATCAATCACCACCTTTGGGGTCATGTTGCCGTCATGGGCTTTGCTGTCTGTCCACTCCACGCGAACCACCCGCGCCCTCGGCTCGTACATCTTGGTTTTGCGCACATACTCCGCCGCAAGCAGCGCTTGGGCGCTTTCCTGCGGGTAGTCGGTTGTGTTTATGTCAATGCCAAAATCCCGGTCTAAAGCCTGCTCCCCGGTGTGGGTGCCGTACAGCACTTGCAGGTTGCGGTAAACCTCCTGCGCCGTGCTGTCGTCCACCGTACCGGCGGCAATCTCAATAACCGGGCTGTCTGCCAAAATCACACCCAGCCCTCCTTACAGGTATTCTTCAATGGTCAGGCTCACTTTACATTCCACCAGCACACCGCCTTGCAGCACGGCGTCCCATGTTTCGCTTATGTCCGTGATCTTGAACGGATAGGCCGAAAGCGGAACCCCGCCCACCACAAACCAGTCCACGGCGCTGCTCTCCGCCATACGCTGGAAATAATCAAGCGTACTGCGCGGGGGCACACCGTCCTGCGCCCGCAGCAAAAGGTCGAATGTGTAGCTTTTCAGTTTCGGGCCTACCCACTCGCTGCGGGCCTTGCCGCCCACGACTTCGTGTGTTGCCCAGTCGCTCCCCGTGCTGCCTTTCAGGTTGCTTGGGGTAAAAATCTTTGTGTGGCTCACGGTGAACACGCGGCCCATAAAACTGCCTATTGCCATCTGGCACCTCCTTACGGTAACGGCTGGCTGCTCTCGCTGCCCGGCGCGGCGCTGGTGTGCTTGTGCTGTACAAGGCTGATACTCTGCACTTTCACATCACCGCTGGCACCCTCGGCGTTCAAGATCGGCGCACTCACTTCAACCTTTGTCGGGCTGGTAATTCTTATGTCGCCGCCCGCGTTGATCGTAATGCTGGCCCCGTTTATGTTCAGGGTTACATCTCCTGTCACACTGCGGGTCACGGTGCCCGTTATGGTCTGCAATACATCCCCGGTCACTTCCTGTTCCAAGTTGCCCGTCAAGGTCTGCTTTACATCCCCGGTCACTTCCTGCTTCACATCGTCAAGGTATTCTTGCTTTGTGGTGCCCTCGCGCTTCTCCTCGCTGTCGCCTCCGATATTAAACTTAAAGTCGCCGCCCGCCGATATGCTCATAGCGCCGGTGGCCTCTAAGCTCATAAAGGTGCCCGCTTCAATAGCTACGGTGGTTCCGGCCACAATGCCCATGCCTGTTTTGGCCTGTATGCTGGCGCTGGCTCCGCTGCTTTTTAATTGCAGCTGCCCGCCCGCAATCACGCTTACCGGGCCTTTTGCCTCGTCGAAAATTTCACCGTTGCAGGTGCGCCCGGTACGCTTGTCCACATACTGTGTGTACACGCCGGTGTTCTCGTCGTACCTGCTGTACGCCTGCCCCTTGCGGGTGGTGCCGTATTCCTTGCGGTACAGGCCCTTGTAGCCCTCCGCCGGTTTATTGGTCTTGTTCCAAACGGTGCCGGTGGTGGTGCCCGCCGCCGTGCCGTTGCTGTTGTGGGCAACGCTCACAATCTGCCCCACGCAGGGCATTTTGTATTCGCCGTTGCTCATGGCGTTTATCTGCCGGGTCACGCTCTTGCCCCGGTCAAAGTAGGTCACTTCATAGGTTCCGGCCTCGTAGTCAATGGCACTCACGCGCCCGGTTCTGTTGGTGCTTGCCACTGCTGCGCCTCCTCACTTCGTCGTAATCCCACCGCCGTTGCAATAGCTGGCGGGCACCCAGCCGGTAACATTCTTGCCCACTGGCAGCTTGCCGCACCTCGCGGCGGTGTTGGTAATGCGGTATCGGTTGTTTACCAAAATACCATCATAGAAATAGAATGTACCGCTCTTGTAGCAGCTCGGTTTCGGGGCAACGCTGGTGTAATAGAACGGTGCCTTGGTCAGCGTCACCGCCGCGCCTGCCGTGGCACCTGCCGCCGCACTGGCCGCGTTGGCCGCCGGGCTGGTGGTTTCGTAGGCGCTGTTGTAGCTTTCGCTGCTGCTGTCCTCGCTTTGGTGGTATTCGATATGGCCGCCCACATCCCAGTAATGGAACGGGTCGGCAATGCCGCTGCACTCAAAGCTGGTAACAAAGCCGCTGCTCTTTGTGTACTTGTGCGTCACCTTGTCCACAAAATACTTGCCGTTGATTCCGCCGTTCAGGCCGTCACCGTACCCGGTCAGCCGCAGGTTGTTTCCGGCGGCCACACCCCAGTTACCCATAACGGAAAATTTCAGCTTCACCGTGCCGTGGTTGGCGTTGTTGATCTCGGCGCAAAGTTGTACGCTTGCGTCGTAAACGCTGGTGGCGCGGCGGTTCACATTCTTGGTGTGGGTGCCGCCGCCCACGCTGCACACAATGTCCAAATCCTTGTCAGCGTCGGTGTAGGTAAAATAGCCGCCGGTAAATGTGCCGGACATGGTCGTGTTGTAGCTCAAACTGCCGGGGATAATATTTGTGCGGTCAAAGTCCTGCACGGCCCGCTTGCCCTTGTAGCGCTCACGGTCATATACCCACAGCCGTTTTGCGTACACTTTCAAGATCAGGCCATAGTTTTTGCAAAGGGTGTTGTAGTAGCTGCTGTCGGTGCCATCCTGTTCGTCGCACTCTATGTCGTAATCGTCTGCGTCATAGGCGAACCCCAGCCCGTACCGCCCGGCAATGCTTTCACCAATTCGCTTTATGGAGGTGTTCTTCCAAATGGTTTCCCGATCCAATTCGCTAAAATCGGTGTCGCTCGGCTTGCTCACACCGCCCACCTGCAAGGTGGTTGGCGCGTCTTGGTAGGCAATATCGTCAAGGATAAATAGCCCGCACTCCATCACATGGGTATCACCGGGGCCGTTCCAATCCCGTCCAATAATGCGCGGGCGCAGGGTCGCGCCCTTGGCAGGCAGCCAGCCGTGCAGCCATTTACTGTCCTGCGCGTCCAGCGTAATGTCTATGCTGTCGCTGTCGTCGGCGGCATTGTCAACATAGGTCAGGCTCTCGATCTCCGCGCCTACCTGCCCGGCAAAGGGGGCGTTGTTGTAGGTTACATCCAGTTCAACCCGTCTGCCGTTATTCATAGCTTGCCTCGTACTTCCACGGTGGCAGCAGTCCGTCGCGTTCCTCCTCCAAAACCGGGGTGGCAAGCACCACCCCGGCCCCAAAAAGGAATGTGTCGATCTGCTGCGGGTTGGCCGCCATCAGAATGTCCGCATGGTATTCACTGCCGTACACCTGTTTTGCGATCACATCCCAAGTGTCACCGCTCTTTGTTGTGTATGCCATATCGTTTCTCCTGTCAGTAGGCCGTCCGCGCCTTTCGGCGCATCATTTGTTCGTACCACATTTCAAACCGCTGTTGGGCGTCGTTCAGCACACTTTCCAGCACAGCCCGGTCAGCGTTGCCCTGCACGGTGATCTGCGGTGCAAATACGATCTGCCCGCCGCCGTCCGGGTTTCCGCCGCCGCCCTGTTCCGGCTGCGGCTTGCCGGTGTCGATCTCTTGCAGCTCCACGGCGTTGTTGCCCTGTGCCGCGTCAATCGTCGCCAGCTCCACCGCACCGCCGCCGTCGGCATACGGTACACCTGCCGCCACGGCGGCCTGCTCTCCGCTTACCCCCAGCATACGGCCCGCCTGCGTCCAAGTGTTGATGTTGTCGCTGCGTACTCCGCGCTGGAAACTGATTACTGCCTCGGTTCCGGCTTCACCGGCGATAGAAACACCGTCCGTAAAGCCGCCCTTTGCCAGCATGGGGATTTGCGGCAAATCAATCTTAAAGCTCTTGCCGCCCAGCACAGGCACCCACTCCGGGATAGTAATGCCCAGTTTGTTTACCCCTGCAATCGCGGCATTGATAATAGAGATTACCGTGTTAATGGGGATTTTGCACAGTTCCACCAACCCATCAAAGATAGAGCCGAAAATCTGCTTCACGCCCTCCCACGCTTGGCTCCAATTCCCGGTAAACACACCCGTAATAAAGGTGATTAGTCCACTGAATACGCCAATCACTGCCGATACAATGGCCTGTATGTTTACCAAAATCGCGCTAAAGCCCGTGGCAAAAGCGTTAAACCCTGCCAACACGCGCGGTATAACGGCGCTGGCTATGCTCAAAATCACGGTAATAACACCCTGCACAATCGGCATTACTGCCTGAATGGCCGTGCCAATGATTTGCATACCCGTCATAACCGCACTGCCAATGTTGGAAATTATGCTGGCTATCGTCGGCGCTGCTGCCGTAAAGGTCTGCAAAATAATGGGCAGTACCGTACCCGTAATAAAGGTAAATACATCCTGTATGATCGGCTTCACCGTGCCCGTCGCAAAGGTCACGATCTGCCCAACCACACCCATAATGGATTGCAGGATAGTCACCACGCCGCCAAAGGCCGCGCCCGCGTTCTCGCCAAACAGGTTCGTGATCGTGTTCTGCAAGGGGGCCAGCGCAGCGGCCACGCCGCCCTCGCTGAAAAGCCCCGTCACAAAATCGGCCACGCCTTGCAGCTTGCCGGTGAACACATCAAATATCTGCCCGCCGGTTTCGCCAAACACATTCACGACGATACCGCGTATACCCTCCAAGTGGTCGCCCAAAATGCTTACCACGGCAATAATGCCGCTGATCGCAGCAATCACCGGGGCTGCCCCGGCAAACAGGCTGCCAAATTCTCCTGCCACCGGCCCCCAAACGCTGCCCAGCAGTCCGGCCCCGGCCCCAGCAAAGTTGCCCAGCGCACCCAAAGCGTTAGAGCCAACGCTCACCACGCCCTTTGCCACGCCGCCAACCTTGCCCGCCGCGCCGCCGATTGCCTGCCCCACACCGCTGTTTGCCACAGTGAACGCAATATTGCTGGCCTTATCGGCTACCAAGCCGCCAAAGCCTTTCACCTTGTCAACCCTGCGGCTGATAACGCCCGGCACGTCTAAGCCCTCACTGCCAAAGATTCCTGCGGCGTGTTTCTTGCCAAAATTCAGCAATCCGCCGCCAATGGTGGTGTCAGCTACCTTTCCGGCTGCCGTGCGGATTCCGCCAAAATACTGCATTACGGGGGTTCGCTGTATCGCGCCCAGTATGCCGCCGTTTTGCTTCGCGTCGGTGATCTTCCCGGCCACGCCCATAAGGCCCTGCATGAATTTGTAGTCGCTGCCCTTTTGGTTGGTCAGTGTTCCACGGTTTTTAATGCCAAAGTAGGCACCAATGGCGCTGTTTTCCAGCCGCTGCATAAAGCCGCCGCTCCCGTTGCGGGTAACGGCTCCCCACTGCGTCTGCGTCATGTTGCTGTTTGCCATTGCCGCGCCAACGCCTGCGGCCTCGGCCACATTGCTGATTGTGCCAACGGCATTGCCTGCAAACTTCTGTCCGCCGGTGAACAAACTGCCCACCGCGCCCAGCAGGCCGCCGCTTCTCTCGCTGCCGCCCGCCGCCACGCCAAGCCCGCCGCTCTCACCAAACAGCAGGCTCCCGGCTCCCTCCAAAAGGTTCCCGGCCAGCGGCGCAAACTTCATGGCCGCAAAGGTTCCGGCCAATCCGCCTATAACCTTTACGGTCTGTTCGCCGTGCTTGCTGATATAATCAAGGAACTGCGTCGCCTTTGGCAGTGCGTCGTCTATAACGGTGCCAACCTTGCTAAAAGCATTTTCAATGCTTGGCATAATTGCGCCCGCTACATTCGCAATGTACGGCTCCAAAACATTAAAGCCGTCCATCATCTTATTTACCCAGCCCTGCACGGCAGGCACGGCCATAATGGCAAAGTCTTTCAGGTACGGCAAAAACCGCTGCCCGAAACTTTGCCACAGCACACTAAAGCTGTTGGCGATAATGCCTATACTGCTGTTGCAGTTGTCAATCTGCGTTTGGAACGCATTGTTGGCCTGCTCACTGTCCGCCGTTACAGCCTCCAACTGGTGTAGCTTATCTGTGTACACATCGTAGTTGTTCAAAATCTGCTGTGCGGCTTTCAGGTCGCGCATACTAAACATAGCTGCAAAGGCGTCCGCGCTCCCGGCGTAGTCGCCCAGCTTCTTGATCGTGTTTCCTATGCCCTCGGCCTGCACCATTGCATAGGCGCTGCTGTAACCAAAGGATTGCACCGCTTTTGTTATTGCTGTACTCGGTTTCAGCATTTTCATGTACAGGGTGTTCAAGGCAGTGCCTACATTATCGGTATTGCCCATAACGCCCGTCAGGCTTGCAAAGCCCGCGTACAGTTCTGCTTGCGATACATTCAGTGCAGCCGCCGCGCCCGAAACTTTCTGTATGCCGTTTGCCAATTCCGGCATGGTCGTTTGCCCAAGTCGGATGGTTTCAAAGCTCAAATTGGCGATATACTGCACCTGCTCGGCGCTGGTGTCACCGTAGGCTTTTGTAACTGCCGCCAGCGCATTAACGGTGTCCACCATTTCCGCTTTACCGGCCTTTGCCGCTTTCGTGGCAATTTCCAGTATTGCGGCGCTGTCCGCCGTATCTTGGAACGCACTGATAACTTGGTACAGGCCGTCGGCAAGGTCTGTCGTGGCAACACCCGTTTCAACGCTTATGCGCATAACATCGTTGGTCAGTTGGTCGGTTCGTGCATTTACTGCCTGTTCCGTGCCAACCAGCAGGGTTTTTACACTGCTCATGCTCTGTTCAAGCGCTGCGGCACTCTTGGTAGAGGCAGCAACCGTGCCCACCGCTGCGGTGGTAATTGCGCCCATTGCGGCAAGGCCAATGGTTCCTACCGTGCTTAATCCCTTGGTTAAACTTCCAAGTTTGCTTTGTGTACCGTTAATTGCCGCCGTCAGGCTCTTGTCCATCTTTCCGGCAATCTTGATACTAAGTTCTAATGTTTTGCCCGTCGCCATTCCTCTGCCACCTCATTGTTTAGCTTTACAAATTCGTGAACGGGCAGCTTTAAGTAAAAATCAACGCCCGTCCGCGTCACAGTAGACAGGCGTATGGCAGCTTTCCGCAGGGCTTTGGTGCCGCCCTTTACTCGAAAAAATCCTCGTCGTTCACGGCGTTTTTGATTTTCAGCACTTCGTACATCGGCAGCCCGGTAAAGAATGCCTCCGGCAGCCCGGTTGCCATACTGGCAAGAATGCAGGAGTGCAGGTAGTTGTAAGTCGTTTCGGTAATCATAAAGCCCGCGCGAACCATGCGGTTTTCCGCCTCGCTCTCGTTCAGGCTGTTCAGGTCGCCAACGCCGTTCAGGTCAACTTCCGTGTACTCCTTGCCCTCAAAGTAGTACGGCTTTGCCAAGCGCATGATGTGGTTCTCCGTGTCGGCATCCACATTCATGTAGTTAAAAACCACGCCGTGTACCTTGCGGAACGCGCCGCGCGGCATGATCTTGAAAAACTCAATCGGCAGGCCGGTGGCCTTTGCAGCGATTGCGCGGCTAAAAGCCGTCGTCGTTTCAGACAGCACCATGCCTGCCTGCTCCCTCTCATTGAAAAGCTGCCTCTGCGCGTTGATCGCGTCCTGCACGGTCAGCTTGTCCAGCCCGGCAAGGTCAATCTCCGCATACTCCTTGCCCTCAAAAACATAAGGGTGGTTCAGCTTCAAAAGGTACTGGTTTTCGGTCTTGGGTGCCGTCGCCTCGGTTTTCTCCTCGGTCACAACGGTAATGTTCTTTTCTTCTGCCATAATGTACAGCTCCTTTTCAGTGTGTCAGTGCTTCATAAAAATAAAAGCATACCCGCCTCCGGCTCATTCCGGGGGCGGGTCATGCTCTTGGTGTGTTTGGTTTGGGTTAGATCAGGCTGCGCACCTTTGCCAGCATATCCACGCCCTTGACCTTGTAAACGCCGTTCAGCTTGTCGATCTCCACAAGCTGCTCACCGTCAACCTCGATCATAATGTAGGTCAGTTCCAGCGTAACGGTAGCCTCCATGCCCTCGCTCTTCTCGATCTTGCCGGGCTTGAACTTCTTCACACGGCCCATCTCGACCACGCGCAGGCCCTTAAAGTCATAGCCGCCGGTCTTGTCGTACACCTGCTGCGCTGCGCGGAAAGTCAGGTTCACCACGGTCAGGGGGTTCAGCATATCAACGGCGCTGGAATACAGCGTGTTAAACTGCACCTCCTGTTCAAAGCTCTCCCACTGTCCGATGGTGGGGGAATCAATCTCGCCGCCAACACCAAAGCCCTCCACGGTGCCGGTTTTCATGTTCACTTCCGGCAGGTCAACGCTGGCGGCAACGCCGATCATCCGCGTACCGTCAAGGTAGGCGTTCGCGTCATTGATCTTCTCCGGGATATAGTTGTTGCTAATCATAGCTCTGTACCTCCTTTATCAGCTCAAAGCCGTGGTCAGTGCGTCCGGATCAAACTCGATAACATCCTCGATGTCCTCCGCCGGGGTGTAGGGGGTGATGTACTGGTGGAAAGTGATCTTGCCGTCCAGCAGGTCGGCGGTGGTGTTCTCCGCCTCGTCGTAGATCACCTCATAGCGGGCGCACACGCCACGGGCCACAAAGCCGTTGCCGCGCACATTCTCGCTGTCCACAATAGCCTCGATCAACCGCTTGTTGGCGGGGCTGTCCACCTTGGAAAAGTAGGTCAGGATAAAGCTGTTCGCCGCCCAAGAAAGGAAGCGCCGCACACTGAACCATCTGTCTTTCTGGTCGGTATTGCCGGGGTATGCGGCGGTGTTGTTGCCCCACAGGCGGAAACCGCTCATGTTCAGGAAAGTGGCAACGCCAAAGCCGTTCACGGTGTTGGCCTGCTCTTGGTCAAGCACAACCTCGGTGCCGTCCGCAAGGCAGGCGGCTCTGATCGCCAGCGTCTTGTTGGACGGGCTTACATTCGGGGTGTCTGCGTTCACCGCGTCGGTGTAGGCGGTCAGGGCGGCGGCAAGGGCGCTGCCGCTGTAAACCACCTCGCCCACCTTGGCGCAGGGCCACACGGCGTAGGCGTTCGCGTCGCTCACGGCCTGCGCCTCCTTGCGCTGCTTCACATCGGTGTACTTGGTAGCGCCGCTGGCGGTGCTGTCAATGTCCACAATGCACACCGCCTTGAACACGCCGTTGATCTCCTTGGTCTTGGCCTGCAGGGCGGCGGCCACGGTGGCGTCCATACTAAAGCGCGGTGCCAGCAGAATACCCGGCGTCATGGACAGCTTGGGGTAAATCTGCCGCACCACCTCAAGGCCGGTTTCCTTGCCGGTGTCCGCGTCCACACCGCCCACAATGTCGGCGGCCTTAACCTTGCTGGGGTCAAGTTTCTTGCCGCTCACGGTCAGGGTGGTGGCGCTGGCCGCCTTGCCGCCCGCCAGCGGCACAATGTTCAGGGTGCCGTCGTTGTTAAAGCTGGCCGTGTAGTCGGTATCACGGGTCAGGGCAGTGCTGCCGCTTTTCACGGTCAGCTTGTCCAGCAGCACACCCACCACATCCAGCACGGCCACGCCGCTGTTCACCTGCACGGTGGTTTCGGCAATGTCTGCCGTGTGCTTGGCGGGGTCAAGCACATTGATAAGCACCAGCGGGCCGGTGCCCACAACGCTGAACGCTGCGCTGATACTCTCGCACAGGGTATAGGCGGCAAAGTCGTCATGGTAGCCCACGGCGGCCACGGCCTCCTTGTAGTTGTACGCCAGCAGCGGGGTATTCACGGCCTGCTCCGGGTGTTCCAGCATATTCACGGGCGCGGTGCCCACAACCACCTGCAAACCGGCGGTGCCGGTCACGGGGGCGGTCATACTGGTGGCCTGTTCGCTGGTGTATACGCCATGTTTGTATGTAGCCATATCGGTTGTTCCTCCTTACAGTTCGTTTTTGATCTTGTTGTACAAAATGCTTTCCGCCGTGCCTGCGGTTTCCAGCGCCTTGCGGGTCTGTGCAAAGCGTTCCACCGGCACAAGCAGGTTCTTGGCCGCCGGGTGCTGCTGCACAAACTCGTCCAGCGCCGCCGGGGTGTTGCCGCTGGCGTACACGGTGTACTGCCGCGCCACGCCGCGCACACTCGGCCCGCAGTAAACGCAAGGGGTCTTGCGTTCGGTCTTGGCTTCGGTGCCCTCGGTGATCTCCGGGGCGGTGGCCGCCTCGGCGGCCTGCTCCTGTTTCTTGGTCATAGGTACTCCTTTAACTTTTCATCCTGCGTCATGGCAGGTGCCGTGCAAGTCAGGCTGCACGCCCCAAAGTAATAGGGGTGCGTGTCGTCCTCCTGCAAGGCCCAAGTGATCGGCTTCAAAACGGTAAACGCGCCGCCAAAGTAGGGCGCTTGGCATACCCGCTGGATAATGTCCTCTTTGATGTTCGCCACATCCTGCCAGCCCTCACGGTCAAG